AAGCAAGACTCAGTTGAAATTAACACAGGAACACTCACAGAACCAATCACTGATTGGGATTCAATTCTTTTATCTTTCGGGCTTGACCCAGAACATTTTTCAATCCTTGATGACAAGGTTCGGATGTCGAAGTGGCAGAGTTCAAAAAGACTAGAAAATGGTGACAGAGATGTAATTTTCTTATACTCCTATCGCGCAACATTTGTTAGAAATAAATCTCCAAAAATTTCTGAAGAAGATATTGAAGAAGTACGCAAATCCATTCGTAGATATAAGCCAACAACAATTAAACTAACAACCGATGCCCCCTCAACTTTTGTTGTTTTGTGGGCTGATTGGCAACTTGGTAAAAGTGCATCAGGTGGTGTTAAAGCAACAATTGAAAGAATTCATGATTCGTTTAACAAAACACATAATCGTATTAAAGAGTTACAAAAACTTGGAAGAAACATTGAACAGATTGCTTTTGTTAATATGGGCGACCCCACAGAAATGTGTGACAATTTTTACAGTAGTCAAACCTTCACCGTTCAATTAAATCAACGCCAACAACTTTTAACAGCACTAGATTTGTGGACAGTTGGTGTTACATCAATGTGTGACCTTGCCCCTAAAACAAAATTTATTTCAACCTTGTCGAACCATGGGGAGTGGACCAGACGAAACGGAAAATCAATTACTGGGGATAGTGACAGTGCCGATGCTTTCCTTGCCGACACTTTGCAAAGAATTTTAGGTCGTGATGACATTATTGATGATTGGCATATTCCACACGATGAAATGACAACACAAGTTAATTTATCTGGAGTTGAATGTGCTTTCACTCATGGTCACAAAATGGCTGGTAAAGAAGTTGAGTGGTTGCGTGGACAAACTTTAAGACTTCTTAGAGATAATGGTGCTGAACCAAGAATATGGTTCGGGGCACATAAACACCATTTTAGAACACACGACTACGGTTCTTTTACTTTTATACAGTGTCCGTCACTTGATTCTTCGATGGATGGTTCGACTTCAGGGGGTTCAAAATGGTTCACCGATTCAAGTTCTCAATGGAGTTCCCCGGGAACTTGCACTTTACTTGTTGGTAATCATGACAAACGAATGTGGTCAGATTTGGCTGTTCTATGAGTCCAGAAGATATTGCAGACTTTGCTAAAAAACTTGTTTTTGATGACAGGAACGCTGATTATGGGCATCCCTTGGACAATTTGGATAGAGCCTCGAAGATATGGTCAGTAATCCTTAAAACTCCTGTCACAGCCGAGCAGGTGGCTTTGTGCATGGTGGGGATGAAGATGGCTCGTGAGGTTGGTAATCCTAAGTTGGATAACACAGTTGATGGGATTGGTTATTGGTTGACTTTGGCTGAGATTCGTCAGGAAAGAGTGCGTAGAAACTTGCATACTAAACCCTAGTTTGGTATACTTGTTATATCGGGAAAGGGAGAATCCAGATGGCACAAGTTGCTTGCAAAAGATGTGGTCAAGAAGGTTTGTACTGGAGACAATCTGTAAAAGGCAAATGGTATTTATGTGAGCCAGATTATGTTTCAACAAAAAGTGCTTACAAACAAAAATTGATTCCATTTGGTCACAAATGTAAACAACAAGAAGTTGTTGAAGAAAGAAATGAAAGTTACTACTTTGACCATGCAGATGGAAGTTTTATCTAAATACCCTACGCATAAAAATTAAATTAGGGTTAATTTCACGATATTATCTAATTGCGTGTCCAAGTGACCCCTTACCAACCTGAAGCGTGACCCAGTGTCCAAGATGGTGGTGCAGGGTCGCATCATGTCTTCAGGAAGGTTCGAAAAGCAATGCCTACATTCCGTCATGGAAAAAGAACAGCAGTTTTTTTGAATGCAACAGATATGTCACCATATCTAAATGATGCCACCGTTACACGCGAAATAGAAGCAAACGATACAACAACTTTTGGTAGCACAAGTCGTTCCTATATTGTCGGAATGGATGATGGTGGACTTTCCTTATCAGGAATGTTCGATGGTTCAGCAAACGCATCTGATGCAGTTTTGTCTGGAGCAATCCTTCAAGAAGATAATATTTTAACTATTTTGCCAGAAGGCACAGCCCAAGCATCAAGAGCGATTTTGTCTCAAGGTGACATGACAGCCTATGAAGTATCAATGCCAGTCGCAGATGTCGTAGCAATAAGTTCGGCATTTCAAGCAGACGGTGGAGTTCGACAAGGTTTCAACCTTGACACAACAACCAGAACAGCAAGTGGTACAGCAAACTCAGTTGATTTTGGAAGCACATTATCTAATGGAGCAATTTTTCATTTACATGTGACTTCAAATACCAACGGAAGTGCAACAACAAGCCAAAGAACAGTTGTCACAACATCAGTTAATCGTTACCTTAGAACGGTAGCAACAACTGCTGGAACAGCAGCATATTCTTACAACATATCAGCAGCAAGGAGATAATATAAATGCCAACATTTAGTCATGGTAAAAATGCCAGTTTCAAACTTGATAACGCAGCAGGTTCATTAACTGACATTTCAAATACCGTTAACGATGTATCAGTATCAAGAGCAATCGAAACAGGTGAAACCACAAGTTTCGGTAACTCAAGCAAGACCTACATCGTAGGTTTAGCAGACGCAACAATTTCAGTAACAGGTTCATTCGATGCAACAGTTGATAACCAACTAACCACATTGATTGATGCCCAAATCGGAGGAACAAACACAAGCGCATCTTTCGAAGCAGGACCACAAGGAACTGCTGCATCTAGTGTTAAATACACAGGTGAATGCCTTGTAACCTCTTACGAAGTAAACCCATCAGTAGGCGATGTAGTTACCTACTCTTTGGAATTACAAGTAACAGGCGCAGTAACAAGAACCACTTTCTAAAAAAAACTAAATAAAGGAAAACAACCGTGGGTCAAAGTACCCCCAAACAAAATAGGAGAAACATCGTGTCCATTCGTGACCAGATTATGAAAGCGAAAGACATCAGTGGCGAACTGATGGAAATAAAAGAATGGGGCGTTAAGGTAGAAATCAGAACGATGACTGCCAGACAACGCGCCAGAGTGATGGAGAATGCGATTGACCCTGTAACAGGGAAGTCATCAATTTCTATCATCTATCCAGAAATAGCCATAGCATGTGTGTTCGACCCAGAATCAGGTGAACCAGTTTTCACCAACGATGACAAAGATGCTCTCTTAGAAAAATCAGGTGCAGTTTTAGAAAAAATTGCATCTAAAGCAATGACTCTTTCAGGTTTAACTGAAGAAGCCAGTGCGAGTTTGGGAAAAGGTTCTTAACTCAACCAGAGCGAAGATTCGTATTTGAATTAGCGCAAAGATTAGGTCGCACGGTAGAAGAACTTCTTAACGGAAGTGAATCCTACCGTGCGCTTTCTAGCGAAGAACTTCAAGAATGGATTGAGTTGGAGAAACTTAGAGTTTACGAAGAAAAACAGGCATCTAGGAGCAGATAAACTTGGCAGAGCAAATAATTACATCAGCCAATATTGAGGTTGGTGTTATTGACCGAGCATCTGCTCAGATGCAAACTATTAGTAATAGTTTTAACACTTTTAATAAATCTTTATCAGTTGTTGATAAAAGCCTTGCTATAACAGGCGCAGCCATTGGAACTGTTGGTTTCATGATTGCAAAGTTTGGTCGTCAAGCATTCCAAGAAGCAGCCAGAGTCGAAGAATTAGACATTGCTATGAGGGCAATTGGTGCTTCAACTAAAATTGGTTACAAACAAATTAAAGAAGCATCAAAAGCCATTCGTGATAATGGTATTGAGATGGCTGCTTCTCAACAGATTGCAATTGAGTTTGCTCAAAATAATCTCGAATTAGCAAGAGCAGCAGATGTTGCTCGTGTTGCTCAGGACTTGGCAGTTATTGGTCAAAAGAACTCCACTGAAACGACAATGCTTTTGGTTCGTGCAATTATCACTGGTCGTACAGAACTTTTGAAATCTTCAGGTATTCAAAAATCTGCTGGTCAAATGTATGAAGAGTACGCACAAAAAGTTGGTAAATCCACTCAAGCATTGAGTGCTCAAGAAAAACAAACAGCCGTTATCAATGGTGTTATGAAAGAAGGTGAACGAGTTGCTGGAACATATTTAGCAGCAATGGAAGCACCGGGTAAAGTTTTGCGTTCCTTCCCTCGTCTATTCAATGATATGAAAGTTGAAATGGGAAGTGCTTTATTAGAAGGCTTTGGACCATTGATTAAAGCAAGTTACGACATGACAAGTGCTTTCTCAAAAGCAATTAGAGGTAATGACGCTTTTCAAAAAGGTATTCGGGGTCTTGGTTTTGTGGTAAATGACTTAATGTCTCCTCTTACAAATAGCGTTACAAAAATTAAAGATTTCATAAAAAATTTAGACATCTCCGAAGATTCTGTAAAAAATGTTATAGCAAAGTTTTACCAGTTTTTACCAGTTATTTCTGCCGTAGGAGCGTTAAACCCTATCATGGCTGGTTTTATAGCACTAATTGCTACAAGTCCTGAGTTGAGAACCGAAGTTGTTAAATTACTTGCAGCGTTTAAGCCTTTGATTCCTATTGTTTTACAATTGGGTCAAACTATTGCTAATTTCTTAATCAAAGTCCTACAAATCGTTATTCCTTTAGTTAGAGGTTTTGCTGAAGGGTTACAAAAATTTATTCCAAGTGCTTTGAATTTTATTAGTTCTAATGAAATTATTGCTAGAACAGTTGTTCTTGTTGGTAAAGGTTTATTGCTTTTGATGGCAACTATGAAAATTTAT